CGGACCTTTCGTTCCACGAAGGCCGTCTGGTTCCCGTCGGAACCATCATCACCGTGGACACGTCGAAGGGCAACTTCGATTTCTCCGATCCCAAGCTGGACGGCTCGGGCGGCAACACGCCGAACCTGGCCGATGTCGGCAACGCCGTCGTCAACGTCGCCACGCCGGTCGCGCCGATCGGCCCGACGGGTCCGTTCCCGACGATGCCGCAACAGGTGCCGCCTGGCGCGTTCCAGACCTCGGCGGGCTATGTCGTGCCCGGTGGCGCGCTTCTGGTCGCGGAAGGCTCTGTCGCTGCGGCTGAAGCCGCCGCCCAGGGCACGGTCGCCGAACAGAACGGCATCGAAGAGGAAGGCCCGGTTCGCCGTCAGGCGGCTGAGCTGACCGGCGATGCGACCACGGCGGCGCTCAACCCGTCGCCGACGAAGCTTGACGGTCTGAATGCCGACGAACGTGCGGAGCTTGAAGAGCTGCGCCGCGATGCGGCCACGCGCCTGACCGAAGGTGCCGCCGCGCCGACGCCGCCGACTTCAGCGGACCCGAACGCGTTCAACCCGGAAACGGTCATCGACGGCACGGTTCCCGATGTCACCGGACGGCTTGACGGCCTGACCCGCGAACAGCTTGTCGCGGTGAAGGACGCCGAAGCCGATCGCGAACAGCCGCGTGTCGGCGTCACGAACGCGATCGACGCGGCCATCGCCAAGCTCGACGCGCCCGCCGACGAAGCGTAAGGTGTAGGGGCGGGCTTCGGCTCGCCCCTATTCATGAAAGGGGACCGACGTGCCTGCCATCTTCTTCGATACCTCAACCCAGCTCGCGGCGGCGGCGACCTATATCGGTGGCACGGCGGGCAATGGCGGCGCCGCCGGGATCGGTGGCGCGACCGGCCAGGCGCGCGATCTGGGCAGCGCGGCTAATGGCAATGGCGGCGAAATGTCGCGGTTCGGCGCGGTGGTCAACACCGATCAGGCGGGCAACCTGTTCATCGACGCTTCCTATGATGGCACGACGTGGCGGCAACAGGGCACGATCGCGGCTGTCGTCGGCGGATCGGCGGACATTTCGGTCCCGCTGCGCTTCCGCTATTACCGCGTGCGCTACGTCAACGGGGCAACCCAGACCGGCGCGGGCAACTTCTCGATCCATTCCAGCTTCACGGCAAACTGATGGGGGTGCGTTCCTTCATGCAACGGCTGTATAACGGTCAGGAACAGGTCGATCAGACGGCGGTTCAGTCCGCCGTCACGGCCATGTTGTCGGACACGCCGCCGATGGCGGAAGCGACCATGCCGGGCGCGGGCACAAGCCCGAAACCGACGCGCGACGATCATCAACACCCGCGCCTGACAAGCGTTGTGGTCGGAACGGTCGCGTCTGACCACACGGCGGCGGTCGCCTTCACGCGTAGCTTCGCGAACGAACCGGGTATCGACTATCAGGAATTGCCGCCGTCGGCGAACACAACGTCGCCGGTCGCCGGGGACACAGATACCGCCGCCCAGCCGACAAGCTGCAAGGTCATCGCCTGGACGAAGGGGCCGACAGCGGTGCTTCCCGCTGCGGCGGCTGGCGATTATACCGGCTGCACCGTTCGCATTTGGCGCGCTCAGACCGTCCCGCAAAATCTCGCGACGTTGCTTCTCGGCGGTGTCTTCAACCTGTTCGCGGCAAGCGTCGTTGGCACGCGCTTTTCGCTGATAGCGGTGGCACGCTCCGACGTGTAAGGAGGGTGCATGTCGTTCAAAGTCGCCATTTCGGAAGTCCTGATCTGGAGCGAAGCGCTGGCTTTGGTGCCCGCTGAGCCGGTGACGAACATTTCCGAACAATCATTGGAGGCGCGCGAGTGCCGCCGCTTCTACAAGCCCGTCGTCGCCGAATTGCTCGAACAGCATCATTGGGGCTTGGCGACGAAGCGTGTGGCGCTCGCGCAAGTCGTGAACGATCGAGCCGACGAATGGGGCTTCGCCTATGCCAAGCCCGACGACATGGCGTTTCCTGTGCAAATGTTTCCTACCTCGGGCGGCATCTATCGCGGGTGGTATCTGCGCGACGGTGCCTATTGGTCGCTGACCGGACGGAAAATGTTCGAACAGGTTGGGGGCACGATCTATTCGTCTATCGAGGCCGGGACGCTCGAATATACGTCCTTCGGGATCAGTGAAGCCGACTTCACAAACCTGTTCAAGCGCATCGTCTGCTTGGAATTGGCGTCGCGCATCTGCCAACCGATTTCGAAGAATGCGACGCGTGCGCGCGAGCTGATGACGTTGTCTGAAGGCACGCGCCAGCGCGTGATCGCGAACGACATGAACCGCTCTTCGCCGCACTATGGCGATGGTCTGACCGAAAGCGAGCTTGTGCGGTTCGGAGGCGGCTTGCCGATGGCTGGATATGGGGGGCGCATCTGATGGGCTTCACGGTCGCGCTTCCCAATTTCTCGAAGGGCGAGATTGCGCCCGCGCTCTATGGGCGCATCGACACGAACCAATATAACGCGGCGCTGAAGCGTGCGCGCAACTTCATCGTTCAGAAATACGGCGGCGTCACCTTTCGCCCAGGCACGCGGCTTGTCGGCAAGGTTGATGATCCGACGCAAGCGGTGCGCCTCGCGCCGTTCCAATTCTCGATCGACCAAGCCTATGCGCTGATGCTGCAACAGGGCATCATGCGTCCGATGGCGCTGGGCGGCTTCGTGCTGGAACAGAACACGGGCATCCTGGGCGCGACGCGCGCGAACCCGTGCGTGCTGGAAGTGCCGTTTCATGGATATTCGGTCGGCGACCGCATCTATCTGAACGGCATCATCGGCATGGTCGAGCTGAACAATCGCTTTGCCAAGGTGACGGCGGTGCCCGATGCCGGGCATATTGCGATCGACATCGACAGCACGAACTTCACGCCGTTCGCGTCGTCGGACGGGACGGTCAATTCCGCCCCGCCTCCCCCGCCGCCAGCGCCGCCGCCTGTGCCGCCGCCCTATGTGCCGCCCGATCCGCCCGATGTCGGCGGTGGCGGTGGCAACTATTGCGTCGCCGCGCGCACGCCGATCCTGACGCCGACGGGCGATGTCTTGGCGTCGTTCCTGAAGGTCGGCGACATGGTCCGCACCCAGCGCGCCGACACGCTGGAATGGGGCGACTTCCCGATCGACGCGATCGAGTTGGTCGAACGGCCCGTTCTGCGCGTGAAGATCGATGGCCGCACGTTGGTCGCGACCGAAGGGCATCGCCTCTGGACGGCTGGCGCATGGCGCACGGTCGAAGAGCTGGGCGGGGAACCAGCTGGCATCGATCAGGTCGCGCTTATCACCGTTCGCGACGCGCATACCTATGTGTCGAACGGGCTGCTCAGTCACAACATCAAGCAACGCGAGTTTGAACAGTAATGGGTGTGTCCCGCCTCTATAAGACCGGCACGCCGTTCAACGCGGTCGATCTGCGCGACTTGGACTTCGAGCAATCCGCCGATGTCATGTATTTCGCGCACATCAACTATGCGCCGACGAAGCTGACGCGCGCCGGGCATACGTCGTGGACCTTCTCGACGGTGACGTTCGGCCCGACGATCACATTCCCGACGGGGATCAGCGCGACGCCGACGGGCTCGACCGGCGATCCTGGCTATACGCCGACGGTCTATAATTACGTCGTCACCGCGATCGACGATGACAATGGGCAAGAAAGCCGCGCCTCGGCTGTGGTGAGCTGCACGAACGATCTGACACTGGACGGGCACTATAACACAGTCGCATGGACCGCGCTCGCGGGTGCGGATCGCTATGTCGTCTATAAGGGCGACAATGGCGTCTATGGCTACATCGGCGGCACAGAAGGCGTGTCGTTCATCGACCGCAATATCGCCGCCGATCTGAGCGACACGCCGCCAAAGGCTCAGAACCCATTCGTCGGCACGGGCAACTATCCTTCGACCGTCACCTTCTTCGAACAGCGCTTGATGCTGGCACGCACCGCAAACAAGCCGAACGGCATCTGGGGATCGCAGTCGGCGGATTTCGAGAACATGGACACGTCCCGCCCGGCGAAGGCGGACGATGCGATCAGCTTCGCGCTGGTGGCTGGCCGGGTGAACGCGGTCAATCAGCTCGCGAGCATGAAGAACCTTCTCGCGCTCACGTCGGACGCGATCTTCGTCATCGGCGGCGGCGGGACCGATGATCCCCTGACGCCGTCGTCGATCGTGCCGCGCCGCCAGACCGGGCGCGGATCGTCGCGCCTGGGTCCGCTGGTCATCGATACTGTCGTCTTCTTCCGCCCGTCTCAGGGATCGAGCGTGCGGACGCTCGGCTATACGTTCGAAATCGACGGTTATCAGTCGAACAACATGGCGATCTTCAGCCCGCATTTCTTCGACGGGTTCAACATCGTCGCGTGGGCCTATCAGCAGGAACCCTATGCGTGCATCTGGGCGGTGCGCGATGACGGCAAGCTGTTGTGCTTTACCTGGGAGCAAGAGCAACAGGTGTGGGGCTGGACGCTCTGCGAAATGAACGGGTTCGTCGAAGACGTTTGCACGATCACGGAAGCGGGCATGGACAGGCTTTACATCGCCGTCCGGCGCACGCTCGCGGGTCGCGAAGACGTGTTCATCGAACGCATGGCGATGCCGCTTCTGACCGCCGACGATCTGCCGTTCGCCTGCCATCTGG